GATAAAGAATATACAAAAAAAATTAAAAAAACAGTAGATTATTTATTACGAGAATACCCAGAAATATTTTTAATAGTGAAAGGTCAAGATGTCTGAGCAATGGGAAACACAAGTCAATAACTTACAAAAAACTTTAGATGAAATTAAAGTTGAAGTTAAAGAAAATCGCCAAGATGTTATCAGACTAAAACAAGAAATGGCACTTGGAAAGGGTGCTATACGAACAGCCATATTTATTGGATCAATACTAGGAGCAATCTATACATTTTTTAAATTAGTGGATTAATGGTGCTGTTGGAGGTAATCGAAACCTCGATCTCTTACTTACCAAGCAAGTGCTTTACCACTAAGCTACAACAGCAGGGATTGTATGAATACTAGATCAATACTTATATTGAGTGATACTCATTTTCCATATCAAATACCAGGTTATTTTGAATGGATAAAAAAAATCAAGGATAAAATAAATCCTACTATGGTTTTACATATTGGAGACCTAGTGGATTTTCATAGTGTTTCACAACACTTACATAGTGCAGAGCTGCCAAATATTAAATACGAAATTAAAGATGCCATTAAGTGCATTAAAAAATTACGAAAAATATTTCCAGTTCCAATGCCAATTATTAATGGTAATCACGACATAAGGATTCAACGACTTGCTGAAAAGTCAGCAATACCTAATTCTTTTTTACGAAATATTAATGATATTTTAGAAATAGATAAAAAATGGAAATGGACTTGGCATAATAAAATTGTCCTGGACTTACCAAATAAATCTAAAGTTTTTTTTACTCATCATTTTAAATCAAATGTTTTATCTAGTTCTAAAGAGTTAGGACTTTCAATGGTGGTTGGTCATCAACATACAATCAGCCAGATAACTTATTGGAGTTCTCCAACAGCTCTTAATTTTGCTATGTGTGTAGGTTGTAGTATTAATCCCAAGCACGAAGCATTTAAGTATCAAAAAAACTTTATTAAACGACCAATTATTAGTATAGGTGCAATAATAAATTCACAGCCAGTTATTTATGCAATGCCTCTCAATGATAGAGGAGAATGGACTGGTGCAATATGACAACAGACGATCCTTTAGTTCAATACTTAATGGATAAAATGGCTTCTCGTTCTGAAGCAGGAATCAATAAATACAAGAATACAATGGTTACAACACCAATGAGTGCTATCGCAGCAATTGATAATGCTATTGAAGAATGTTTAGACCAAGCAGTATATTTAGAAAAAGCAAAAAGGGAGTTACAAGAAAAATGGACATTGAAACATTAAAAGACCATATTAAAAAAGAAGAAGGTTTTAGAAATAAAGTTTATCTGGATCATCTTGGAAATAGAACAATTGGTTATGGGCATTTATGTTTGCCTGATGAAAATTGGGATGATGATAAAGTCTATGACAGCAAAGAATTAAATAAAACTTTTGAATACGATTTTAATATTGCTTGTAAGGATGCAGAAAAACTTATTGCAAGAGAGAGTATTCATCCAGATGCTTTTTGTGTTTTAATTGATATGTGTTTTAATATGGGAAGTCCACGAGTATCAAGATTTAAAAAAATGTTTGCTGCATTAGAAACACAAGATTATCAAACAGCATCAAAAGAAATGTTAGATTCTAAATGGGCAACTCAAGTGCCTAATAGAGCTAGAAGATTATCGGAGATTATGAAACAATGTTAAATTTATTAATTAAACCTTTACTTGGTGTTGCAGGAGATGTTGTTAAAGGAGTAGTTGCAAGTAAAAAAGCTAAAGCAGAACAAAAATTAACCAAAATAAAAGCTGAAACAGAAATGTTGAATAAGCAAATTTCTGGCGAAGTTGAGTGGGATGTCCAAGCTATTAAACAAGCTGAAGGATCGTGGAAAGATGAATATTTAACCATACTTTTTTCAATTCCCTTACTACTTTGCTTCCTTCCTTTTACAGTAGAATATGTTGAAAGAGGATTTGAAGCATTATCTCAAACTCCAGATTGGTATAAATACACATTAGGTGTGATTGTATCAGCTTCGTTTGGGATTAAAGGAGCAAGTAAATTTTTTAAAAAATAAGGAGGTAAGATGAATCTTATTAAAGACCTATGGAATCATTTAAAGGAATGGAACGACTGGGGTATGAAGGACTGGATTAAAGCAGGTATCGTAGTTGTTGTTGTTCTTGTGATTCTTAAAGTTATTATTATTCCAGGAGCTTAATGCCCTTTAAATCTGAAAAGCAACGCAGGTATATGTATAAAAACAAACCTGCGATTGCTAAAGAGTGGTCTAAAAAATATGGCAAAAAAATAAAGAAGAAAAAGAAAAAGAAAAAATAATGTCAATTGTTTATAGAGGCGAAAAATTTTCAGGTTATTCTAAACCTAAAAGAACTCCTAACCACAAAACAAAATCTCATGCTGTTCTAGTTAAAGATAATGGTAAAGAGAAGTTAATTCGTTTTGGTCAAAAAGGAGTAAGTGGAGATAAAAAAAACACAGCAAGGTCAAGATCATTCAAAGCTAGACATAGTAAAAATATAGCAAAAGGCAAAACATCAGCAGCTTATTGGAGTAATAAAGTAAAATGGTAGAAAAGAAAAAAGTTTGGGAAAAAGAATACAAAGGTAAAGGTAAAAAAATAAAAGGTAAAAAAGGTTATAAATCAGCTAAAGCAAAAGCAGATAAAAAGTTTGGCAAGAAAACAAGTCTTGTTAAAAATATGTATATATCAAAACAAATGAAAGGATAATATATGCCACAAGGTATGGGAACTTATGGGAGTAAAAAAGGCAGACCTCCTAAAAAGAAAAAAGATAAGAAAAAGAAATCTAAAAAGAAAAAATGACTTGTTCGTGTGGTTTAGAAGAGTGCAAATGCTTTTCTCCAGTTGAAGTCATGTGGTGGGATACCAATGAATCAAGCGATAGTGGTTGGATGAGCAAAGAAGATGCAATTAAAGTTAAACCATGCAAAATTAAAAGTATAGGTTATTTAATTAATCAAACTGACGAGCATATTACTATTGCAGCAGATATAGATGGACACGATAATTCAGAAGATAAAGATGACTTACTAGGGAGAGTCGAAACTTTCCCTAGAAGTTGTGTCGTAGATATTAAGTATTTAACTTAATTTGTTTTTCTTTCTCGTTCCATTACTTTTTCCCAAACATTAATAAATCTTTCAATCCATTTAGTTTGCTTTTCAGTAATAGTTTCATTCCACAAAACTTCATCAGCACTTGTAAGAGGAGCAAGATTTTTATTTTCTTTTTTTTCTCCCCATCTATTATAAATATCAACTAATTTATCTACCATATTCATTTAACCCTCCCTATTTAGATGGCTCATTATTGAGCCACCTTTTTAAAAATATTTAAAAATTTAATTTTTTTTTCTTTAGATAAAGCATTCCAAGATTTTCCACCATCTAGTGCAGTTTCTTTTACAGCTTGATCTACTTCTTTAAGTTTTTTATCAGAAATATTCTGATCTTTAACAAACTTATTTTTTCCTTCGTTCATAGTTTCGACCATCATTGGCTACTCTCTTTCTGCAAAGTGATCTGTCGAAAATCTGGTATGTTTTTTGGGAGTCACTTTTATCATTTTTAGCAACTCCCTATTACATAAAGTCACCAAATTTCCCTTTTAATCACTTTACATTACCTATTATGCATCTTTACCAATGATTTGCAATAGCTAATTTTTGGCTGTTTTCCTACCTTTTTTTTCATCTGGGATAAAAAATGGATAAAAATTAGGGCAATAAATTAATTTTTTTTGGCATTGTATCAGGCATAATGTGAGAATACACCTCAACACTTTTACTATCTTTCCAACCACCAATGTCTTTTAAATCCTGCAAATCACAATTAGCATATTTTCTTAACCAAGTTGCAAATGTATGTCGGCACTTATGAGGAGTTTTCTCAAAACTTATATTAGCTTGTCGAAGCATATCTCTCCAATTAAAATATAATCCCTCGCCATCTTTTTTATTATCCCATGCTTTTCTCCACATAAAAATATATTTTCCTTTATCATTAACTTTATCAAGCCATTCTTTTAAATTTTTATGTAGTTCTACAACTCTAGCTTTATCGCCTTTATTTTCCCATAAATGAATTTTGTTGTCTTGTATATCTTCCCATTTGGTGTTCAGAGCTTCTTGTAATCTTGCACCAGTATAAATTAAAAAAACCATTAATAATTTAATTTGGAACATACTTGTTGATTGCAAACATTTTTCCACTTCTTCAGGAGTAAAATATAGTGGATCTCTTTCAATAAGTTTAAATCTATTAATAACCATTTTTTCACACAATCTTTTTGCTGATGCAAAGTTTAACACCAACGACACAGGGCAAATAAAACTTCTATTAATTGTATTAAGTCTTGCTGATTTTCGTTTTTTCTCTTCTTCCGACAAATCATTATAAGGAGTCTTTTTTAAATATTCTTCCATTGGATAACATTCAAATGCTTTTTTGCGAATCAAATCATTATCAATTAATCGGATGTCATATTGACCTAGATATTCTTTTGTTTTTTCTACCAACTTAATAGTTTTTTGCGATGGAGATGTATCTGGATCATCGTCAGCAATCTTTAAATCAGCAGCAGCATTATATTTTTTACTTGTAAGTTGAGATATTCCTTTTTCTAGTTTTTTCTCATAAATGTTTGCGAACTTACAAGCATCTTGGTATTTGTTTGTTTTAGTGCTGATGTTCCTTACATATATAGTTTGATCTTCATAATAAAAAGTTCCAAATATATAATAATTATCATTCTTTACATCTTTTCTTCTTTTGACTTTGAGCATAACACAATTATCCTTTCAATATGTTCATTGGTAAATCGTAATCGCTTACCAATATATGTATGTAAAGCAGGATCTTTGGGAAATTTGGCTTGTAAGTCTTTAATATCTTTCCTGCAAGTGCGAGGATGTCTATTTAATCTAACTGCTACATCTTTTATCTCATAAAGTCTATTCATTTTCCACCTCTTTTTCGTCATCGTGTAAGTGTAATCCTAGTTTAAATGCTTCTTCAGCATCTATTTCTTTTCTTAATGCTTTAATTTCTTCCTTTTCTTCTGGAGTAGTAATTCTATCTGTAAATAAAAAAGGATTATCTATTGGAGTTTCTTTTTTAGGATTTGATTCTTCTTCTTTTCTATGTCCTTCATAAATTAAATCATAAAATTTACTAGGTAACAGCAAGGAATGGTCAATAGGATTGCTATAAACTATGCACCAATGATTATGGATTGTGTCTTTGCACTTGCTTTCCCATTTTCTAAAATGATGAATATTCCTGGAAGGACTTGTGCCTTTGGTTAAGTAATGAAGTATTTGTGTTGAATCTAATATACGAGGATTAATCTGGTTTTCAAAGTGCAGCTCCCATAGCTTATCTACCTCAATTCCACTTTCATTCAATCCTCCCTTATCTATTTGTTCAATCTTAATTATTTTCTTACTC